ATCCAACCTCTGTTTTTCATTTCTAAAAGTTGGTTTTTTTTATTTTCTAAAGTGTTTTTATAACCATCAACACTTGTTTGTTTTCCAATCCAATCTGCTGAATCAATGTTCTTTTGTCTTACTAAAGCAATATTAGGATCAGTATTTGAACCTGTAACTTTTTTAGCGTTTATTTCATTAATATCTGCAGTTCTCATATCTTTAGCTATATTCATAGCGTTAGTTGCTTCTGCATCAAATCCCTCTTGTCTTAATACATTAGATATTTCTACAAAATCTTTAGAAGTAGTAGGATTTGGATATTTATCTCTAATAACTTGCAGCGCTTCTTGTTTAGCTATTCTAGGATCGCCTTCGCCTCCCATTAATTTGCTTAATGACATTAACCCTTGATTGTATAAATCACCTTGCACAGAGGCAGAATATAACCCTACACGACCAAGCGGAATGTTTGCTACATCTTTAGCATTTGCAAGCATATCATTTTCTATAGATTGTTTAACGTCAAATAAACTCATTTTTTATCTCCTATACACCAAATAGACTGCTTCCACCGCCTAAAATTGAATCCCATAATTTACTTTTTCCTTGCGCTTTTTTTAATTGTTTCATATTTAATTCATCTGCCCAACGAGTTGATGCTGTACTAACATTAGCCATATTCCCTGCAGTGTCAGGCGTAGGCATTTTAATTAATCCATTTGCCATTGTTTCTAAATCACCTCTTTGTGCTAAGTAACCTTTTTGTCTTAATATATTATTATCAAGCAAATCTTGTGACTCACCATAAGATTGGTTTAACATGCCTAGTTCTCTATTGTCAATTAATTTTCGTTCTGTTAGCTCATCCATTTTTTGCGCAGTTAATGAAGCACCAGTATTGTAATTACTTTCTTTTCTTAATAAAGCTGCCTCGTCATCCTGGTCTTTATACATAGCTTGCATTTGTTCAAATCTTTTTTGTTGCATTTCTTGCCAACCACCAGAAGCTAAATAATCAACTTGTCCGCCAAACATTCCTTGCCTTCTATAAGCATCATCGTATATAGATTGATTATCTTCACTTAAAGCAGAAGAGACTGTGTTTGTATCTCTATCCCAAGTAACACCTCCACCAACACCATTTACATTTGGAGTAGACCTTTCCCAAATTTTTCTATCGTATTCTTCTTGCCTTCTTAAATCTTCTTCAGTGTAATCTCTGCCACCTCTACCACTTAATAATCCACCTAATCCAGATAAATCAAAACCACTTTTTCTTCCGTATTTTGGTGCACCACCATAAGGTTTCCATTGTGCTTTTTTCTCAGCAGCAGTTCCGCCTCCACCACTTCCTGGTCTGCCTGTATGTGCTGGTGTATGTGCCATTCTTCTCTCCTAATTATTATAATAAATTATTTTTTATTTCTTTTATGAGTAATTTTTTTAAATTTTTTTTCTTAAACAATTTATAATAATAATCTAAAGATTTATATGAATTGCTTTTTGTATTTTTGAAGCCTAAATTTTGTGTAAGAGATTCAAATTTAGGACTCATAAAAAAAGGAACTAACTTAATTTTATTTTTTGTATTAAATCTTAAATTATAAATAATATCATCTTCACCTATACTTACTTTATTAACGCCTTGTCTTATAAAGAAAGCACAAGATAACATTCTAAAATGTTTTCCTATGTCAAAACGACCAGAAATTACTGAACAACTTTTTGTAAATTTATTATCAACCATGTTAGGATGTTCTTGAGTCATCTCTAAAGAGTCATCTTTTGCTATAAACATTACTGATTGCTCTAATGCATAAACTTTATTTTTAACATTGTGAACTGTTACATAATTATTAAAAAAATCTTGATCAACATTTGAATTTAAACCACCTTCTACAACATCTAAATCTAAATTAAACCAAGAGGGCACTCCAAAGACATTTTTCATTACATCTGTATAAGCAGGACATTTTAAAAATCTAAGTTCACTAGCATCATCTACAAATTCTTTTATGGCTACTCTAGGTTCTTTGCCATGAATTAAGCCATGTGGTCTTGTTACACTATTAGTGTATGCGTAATAAACGATCATAATGCTTTATTCATTAAGCTGTTCTTTTCCACATATAGACTGTTACAGATGGCTGTAAATTACTGTGTGCCGAACCACCACCTATTGAACCAGAGGCAGTAGATGTTGAACCTACAGATACAGAAACACCACCATAAGCATTATTTCCTGGGCCTGCCATAAAACTACCACTAGGAGCATTATATGTATGTGTATGTGCAGGAAGTTGTGCTGCCGATAAAGTAGTTGTTTCAGCACCAAGACTTTCATCAAGTGCATCAAAAGTTCCACTACCTGCTTTACCTACTAAGACTCTACCTGCTGCATAAGCTACCCAAGTTCCCATGCCTAATAATGTAGCTGGATTTGTAGCAACTGCCATGTTTGTATATATAGAGCCTACTGGATATACAATAGCATTAATTGCTGCTGCATCAAGGGCAGCAACAGCTCTTGTTACATAAGCTGTTGTTGAAGTTTTAGTAGAATTGTCAGAAGCACCTTGAGTTTTAGTTAAAAAATCTTCAGTTGCATTACCATTAAGGTCTGCCTTAGAATTAATTGCTGTTCGTACTGTTGTAAATTCAGAATTAAAATCAGCACCAGAAATTACTTTCGCAGCATCACTGTCCGAAAGTCCATCTTTGCCTGACCAATTGACTGCTAAAGTATAATTACTCATCGTATTTTCCCCTGTAAAGATATTATTGATAAATCTTGTATTGAAGCATCAAATCCATTAGATAAAAGAGATAGATTTAATTTCAATTTTTTTGCACTTCCTGTTAAAGATGTTCTGTATTCTTCTAATCCAAATACAGGACTATAAGTTGAGTTACTTGGATGTGTTGCTGCAACATGAGTATGTGTTACTGATGTAGTACCATACAAAGAACTAGAAGCTCCCCATAGTGCAGTTGTACCTGTTGATGTAGGCGCTAAATTAATAATTGTTGTTGGTGATGAGTTCATACTAAAATCTACATACCATCGTAACCCTAATGTTGCACCAGAACCACCTTCTAAAACTAATACTATTTTTTTAAGTATAGAAGCTGCCATGCTTTCGCCCATTGGAATCCATATAGAAGAAACATCCGCAGTATAAGAACTATTAGTAAAAACAACTGAACTAGACACAAATGACATGTCTGTATCAAAATAACCTTCATAGCCTGCAATGCTTCCATCTTTTTGACCAACTAACAAACCACTATAGAGTTCTGTGTTAATCATACTAGCTGGTTCTCTGTCATTACCAAATGTCCAGGTAGTAATTCTTGGTGCTCCTTCTGGAGTTATTTGTTTAAAATCAAAAACATAATTAATATTTTTGTCTACAAATGAAAGAATATATATACCTTCGTTTTCAACATAAACGCTTTTAACATTTGTGCTTTGACCTATGTTTCTAATAATTGTGTCTTTAATATTTATAGATAAATCTATTAAAGGTAATTTATCTTTTTCAGTTGTACGAGCTAATGATCTAAGTCCAGTAGCAGATAAAAATACTAAATCATCTCCAATAGCTTGAATACTATCTCTTGATACGCATCCAACTCCACTTATTACTTCATCTAACGATAAACTTAAAACAGCAGTAGGATTGTTATATACAACAATATTAGTTTTACCAAATATAATTAACTTACCATAAAAAGGTGCAATAGCTACAACTTCATCAGTACCCCATATTTGACTAAGATCTAATACTCCAGAGTCACCACCTGCCCAATCATCACCATCTAATAAATTTGACCAATAAACAACATCTTTTGCTTCTGTTATACCGCCACACCATAATCTACCGTAAGAACCCATACCGCAACTAGGATCAAATGTAGTAACTGTAACTGGTTTAGTTGCTGTAGTAACTACATCGTTGTCATCGTGATATGTAGCGGTAGTGTTACTTGATCCTCTAGTACATCCAGTAAAAGTTGTAGATGTAATTCCAGTATAAGAAATTACCTCATCATCAATAAGTATTTTGCCATTTGCTGCATAACCAGAAGTGCTATCTACAGTTATAGTAGTAAGCGTAGGATTAGTTTTAATTTCTATTACTGTTCCTGTTGTTCCAGCAATTACTTCTACAACAAGTCCAGTACCAATACCTAAAATAGCATTTGCTGTAAACACTTCATCTACTGCTGGACTACTATCAGCACCATTAAGATTAAAATTAGTATCACCTAAAGCTACAATTTTGTATGACTTACCTTCTTCCATTTTATTAGCTGCTCTAGATAAAGCATCTTCAGAAAGAGCACCTGTTTGGATAGAAGTAAATATTTCGCCTACTGCTGGAGTAGTGTCACAACCAGCTAAAAAGAAATTAGTATTACCAAGTGCTGTAATTTTGTATGTTTTAGCTAAAGCTATATTAGGAGCAGTTATTTGACTAGCATTAGCAAGGTTTATAGCAGTTGCAGAACTATGATGGGCAGACCATCTTACTCCAGACGAAGCAGAGCCATCATATTTTTGTGGTGATACGCCTGCATGAAAACAATGCAATCTATTATTAAAATTTACAAATTGCCAATCACCTGTTGAGTTTGTTACGGTTCTTTTAACATCAGCACCACTACTAGGAAACGCTGCATTAGGAGAAGTAAAATCTACTGTGTATATAGAAGTTCCATGACTAGCATATATTTTATTTGCACCACCACTTACCGATTGATCGTTATGCTCTACCATTGAGCCAATAGCTGTGCCAGTAGGAACAACTTTTTGTTTAAATCCTTTTCTAAATGATATTCGTCCAGATTCTCTAAGAACTATATTGTCAGAAGAAGTAAGATAAGTAGGGTCTAATGTTGCAGGATTATTTTGTGTATTTAATCCATTGACACCAAAGTCATTTAATGGCTGATATGTTAAAGGTTTAGACATCAGCTAACATACCAATCTGTTTCATATTCGGTGTTGCCACTATCAACCATAATAGCTTGTTTAAGCGCTTCATTGGCTTCGCCTGCTGTTAAGCTAGATTGTGTTCCGCCATCTTCACCTCGCTCTGCTATGGCTCTTGCCCATGCGCCTAATATAACTGGCTTAGATGGAACTTTTATTACTGTAGCAGCAGATGTTAATTCGTCTTGATACTTAATAATATCAAACGATATAGTTTCAGCTTTTATTGGAGTAGGTGATAAATCTATTTTTAAATTGTTTGAGGTATCTGAGCCATTAAAACCGTAATATAAGGGCTCACCAGTAGGTGCTGTGGGGTACTTTTGTTTGTTAAGGTATGAACGGCTTACTTGTCTTAATTGAGTCGCTGTAGTGTTGTTTATAGAATCTACAACTTTAAGCTCTTGACCAGAAGATAAATTGTAATTAACTGTTCCGCTTACAGTAGAAATATTAACGGTTTCTCTAAGGTTAAGCCAATCATGCCTACTTTCTACATGGCGCTTAGAATCATTTATTAAACCTGCAATTACTTTGTGATAAGCAGATACAGTTGAGCTGTCATTTACATTTCCAGACCAGTTTGTAGCTATAGTATCTTCTCTTAATCTTATTAATACTTCGTTAATTAATTCTCTATAAGTCATTTACTTCCCCTTTGCAAGTTGAGCCCCAAAGTAAAACTCAATAATCATTGTTGCCCATCCAAATATTTCATCCATTTTTAATACCGAGCCTGCTTGTATAGTTACATACTCTACTATGTCAGGTGAAAATTGAATACCAAAAAAACTA